TCTTATATGGTTTGCCATTATATTTCCTCTAACATTAATGCACTAAAACCTGTTCGATCTGATTGTATATTAACAACAGTATAATTTTGTGCTGCTTTGAGTATATTACCATTTGTATCTTTTATTGCAGATACGTCTAAAGTATTTCCAAATGCAATATTAGGAACATCTATAGTTCTGCAATAGGCTACTGGTTTTAATGCTTCCACACCAATACCCTCTTCTTGTTCTACATATTCATTATTTAGAATAACATTAATTGTTGTAGAAGTACCTGAATTTGTATAAACAGCAGAAACACCATGACCAAAATTGATATCTAAATATCCAGCCATATCTAATTCAGTTTCTAATCTAAATTGAGACATTATTGCTCCTCTAAAACCAATGAAACCAAACCTGTATTATCAGGCTCTACTGTCTTTACTAGGAATGTTGTTTTAGGTTTTAGTACACTACCTTTATCAGTTGTAATAGCATTAACAACTAATTTATCTTCTTGAGATATATAAGGTACATCAGATGATTTTATAATTGCTCTTGGTTGATAACCAACAACAGGAACACTACCGCCTTCTATATTGAAATATTCTTGGTCAATAATGATGTTTACACTATAAGCATCTCCTGAATCAATATCAAACCAAGTATCAATTAATCCTTGTCTTGAATCCCATAGTGAAGATTGCACTTCAAAGAATGTAGCAGTAACACCATGTCCTGTTGTCGTATCAACATAGGCGTTAAAATCTAATGCACTCTCTAAAGGCATGATTTACTTTTTAGCTCTAGTCTTAGGAGCTTTTACTTTTGAAGTTTTTAAACCTACGCTTCTATCTTCTTTTTTTGCTTTAGGTTTAGCTGTATGAACTTCAGCTTTATTATAACCACATAAGACATGACCCTCATGCTCAGGTAGTTCAACTATATCACCAGCATGTACTTTAGAACCGCCAGCCATTGTATCTATTAAAATTTTATATTTTTTCATATTTAAGTTGGGGGTATTACTACCCCCATTCCATTTAAGCATCAGCTAATTAGTCAGATGATTTACAGAAAGATACTGCATGTCTTACAGCAACATCAACAGTTTGTAGAGCAACAATTCTTACTCCACCTGAAGTTGATAACGCATAAGGATCAACAGTAATATCTAGTCCACCATACATACCAATTAATAGGTCTGCAAAATTACCAAAGTAGAAATCACCACTTGTTACTTGGTTACTTCTGACAACATTATAGCCATTCATGCTATTGTCAGGAGAAACAACAAACTGAGCAGTACCAGTAGCCTTTTCAGTTGTTTTTAAAGTACCAAAATCAGCAGGTCTACAGATGTAACCTAAAGAACCATTTAAAGCGTTGTCATTAGCGACAGCACTTTCCATTGCTACGATCTCAGCCCATGTTGGGTTAGCAGCAGCAAATGTAGTAGTGTTAATACCTGAAGTATTAGCAATACCTGTTGGTTGACCACTTGAACCTGAACCAGCTAAAGCACCTAAGTCAATTGCAGTAGCGATTGATTTTGTTAGGTCATCTCTGATTAAGTTCTCAACATCTAATGATGATTGTTGTAGTAAAAGTCTTGTTGCATCAGTGAAAGCACCGATTACTTTAGGACTCATTGTTACTGAACCTGAAGTAAATTCTGATTCAGAAGCAGCGTTACCTTCTGTAGCAATCCAACCAGCAGATGCACCAGCAGTTTTCTTAGGAATTACAACATTCCCCTGAAGTCCACGGAGCATAGTAGCACCAGCTTGCATCACTGAAGATTCATTTCTGAGAATATCGATATAATCTCCACTTCTGTAATCTTCAGCCACTAAAGTTGAATCATCAGATGTGTTTATATCTCTTTTACCCCAAGTTCTTAGCACTTCAGCAGGTAACATAATGCCTTGTGCATCTTTACCATACTGTCTTGCAGCTTCAGCAGAACATTCAAATTCAAATGCTGCATCTTCTTGAGCCTTTCTGTCGCTAGGATTAGCCATAGCTCTAATAGCTTTTACTAGGCTAAATTCTCTAACTTCTTTTTTAGTCATGCCGATTTCTGAAGGAGTCTCTAAAGGTGTGCTATTAGAAATATTTTCTAATAATACGCCTCTGAATTCTTCAACAGAGATACCATCACTAATTGCTTTGTCAGCTAAATCTCTTTTATTGTGCTTTGTTGCTAGATTTAAAATTTCTTTTGAATTTCTTTTAAATTCAGCTTTAGCCTCATCAATAGTTTGAGATCTAACTTCGTCTAGGTTTATGTCTTTTTTATCTTCGGACATTTTAATCTCCTTGTAGTTAATATCATTTTTATTTTTAGAACGACCAACTCCAACTAACCTACTCTGATCTGCTGGGACTGATACAGAGGAAACCTCCATAGGAGTCCACTTAGCTTTATAGTAAGTCTCATCTTTGTTATTCATTCTTTCCAGTTTGTCGATGCGATAACCTACCGATATGTTCATTCTTATCCCATCTTTTACGTCTTCAAACACTTCTTGAGCCAAAGCAGATTTTCCAAATCTGACTACTGCTAAAGACCTTTTAGCAGTCTCATCTAGTTCGAATCTTTCAATTACACCTATTTGCTTGGTCATATCATGATCCAAGAGAAGGGGTGCTCGTCCACTGTTTATAAACTCCATGTTTATATCACCAGCAGAATGTCCTAGGACTTCCATCCCAAAACTTCTTTCAACAGGTTCTTCAGAAGAAACTCCCACACGAACAGTTCTACTTTCTTCATCAAGATAAGAATGTTTAGATAAATCAATAGTTCTATATTTCATAGGCATATCAATTACTTTTCTTTCATCTTCACTTAATTCAGTCATAGAAACCTCATCAGTCATCTCTACTTCTTCACCTTCATGTTCGACACCCTCATGCTTCGCAAATTCAACGATAACTTTATCATCAGTTTCGCTAACATTAAGGATATGTCTATCTTCTTTATTTTCCATAGCTTTCTCCTTGTTTTTGGTTGATAAAGGATGTCCTTCAGGTAGCAGATCAGTGTCATGCTTCCCTGACTTGTATTTACCAGTCCTTAAGACTCGTAAAAAATTATTAACTCGTGCCATTGCCCACTGTTCTTTTGATGTAACATTAGGTCTAACACTTGAGGGGTTTGTGTTATAAGCACCAATCCCTCTGTTGTAAACTTTTTGTAATATTGAGTAGCTTGTTCTTTTTGCTGGATTATCACCAACATCTTCATTATGTTCTTTAGCTTTCTCTCTTAATGTATCTTCAGTACCTCTTTCCTCAAGGCTTCTATCATCTTTCATTTGATTCACCAATTTCTTAGACCAACTAAATCCAGCATCTCCTCCCCATAAAGCCCACGCTATTCTTCCGTTTGATGGATAGCCTTTTTCGCCTTGTCTGAAACCCTCTGCTTTTTTATCTACTTCATGTCTGCTGAAAAAACTATACATCCTTTTAATAGTTTCATCAGATAGATTTTCGTTATTTAAGATTTGGTTTGCTCTTTCAGCTCCAATTCTCGTTCCTCCCCTACCAAATTCTTTTCTCCAGTCCAAGCCTTTACGAGCTTCTTCTTTCATGCCTTGGTTGGGTTTACTCATCTTCCTGCTCTCCGCCATTTATATTTGCCTCAACAGGATTCTTCTGACCGAATGGTTGATATGCTAATTCAATACCATATTGTTTAGCTAATTCAATTTCTTTTTGATGTTGTTCAAATAATTCTTCAGTGTCTCTTCCGTACGCACCAGCAATATCTGAATAACTTAATGTTCCATTTTGCAAACCAATTACATTAGCCTGCATTTCTTTTAAAGGATCAATCCAAGCAAAACTTCTTGGTATGTAATTTACAGATTTAGCAAATTTATCAAACTTATCGCTAGGTAAGTTTATTTTTTTAAAATCTATAGCTATATCTAACCAAGATTTAAAAACTGGGTCTATAAAATGATCTATAACAAATTGTTGATATATCTGATACATACTTCTATCTTCTAAAGCACCTTGTCTTATTGAGCTGTAATTTACTGATGTAAGGTCATTACTTAAAGAGTGGTAAGAAATATTTAAACCTGATGCGATACTTCTTAATACATTAGTTGTAAATGATTCAAACGCAGATGTTGGGTGAGTAGGATCAAATGCCTTGAAATCCATACCTGCTGGTAATTGTTCAAAAACTCCAGCCTGTGCGTTCATTGTTGGATTGAAGGTATCTTCATATTCACCATCGCCAACATAGCCATCACCATCACCTGATGTAAAGAAACCCATTTTAGATGCACCAACTCTTGCTGCAACTATTTCTGCTTCTAAATAACCATTTAGCATTTTCACATTAGCCATTGCTGTAGCAACCAAAGAAACACCTCTAGTTTGTTCTGCCCTAGAAGGTAGGTAAGCATGGATAATCTCATCAGCAGGCACTCTAATGTGTTGAGCTTGAGCTAAATAATTTCTGTCATACGGATGGTCTTTATATAAATGATAAGCAACAGGTTTGTCATACTCATCTACTTCTACACCCATCTTAATACGATTGCCAGTAGCTTTATAGATATCATTCTTGTTTTCATCTAAGTGATCTGCTTCTAAGAACTGTAACTCAAAACCAAAAGGTGAGTCATTATTTTTAATTTTTCTTATTAATACTTCACCATCTCTACAAAGAGATTCAATAAATATTTTCTGACAATCTAAGAATGATAATCTGCCATTAGTTGTACAGTTACCAACTTGACCCCATTCTTTCCAAGCACTTTCAATGAGCTGGTTTCCAGCAATGTCCAATGACCCATTATCGTCACGTCCTTTACTGGAAACTCTTATGCCATGCTTACCGATAACATTAGATACCATCAGGTTTAAGTATCTTGCAATATAGCTATCGTTCCTTGCTAATTCTCTTGCTCTGTCTCTTAAAATTCTTATGTTATCTTTTATCTCAGCATCGGCACTTGTAGATGTGGTAACAAAATCTGCAAACAATCTTCCAGTATTAGCTCCAGTGTAGCTTCTTCTATATGCTTGTCTTTTTTTCTTTTTAGGCTCATTAATGCCTAATATTCTGTTATACCATGCCATTATGTGTAACTCTTGGGTGTTGAACCAGTTGAACGACCAAAATTAACTTTGATTGTGTTTCCTGATCCTCTTTTATTCTTAATTCGTTGGATTTTGACTTCTTTAAGATATTCAGCTTTGTATCTGTCTCTAAAAGTCAACAGCTCATCTATAGACATTCTTGATAATGACCTACCAGCTATAGACATAGATGATTGGTCAATATTTGCCCTATTCTCAATTACTGCTTCTATGCTATCTAAAACAATTTTTGCATGACTTCTAACTGAAGCAGATGTAGTTGCATAATTATCTTGAACTTCTACAAAACCTTCTTCTAGTTTGACTCTTGCAGAATCAGAACTTCTAGTCATGTAAGAAACCCAGTTGTAATTACCTTTTGTGTATGAAGCAGTATTGTTTGCCTCAATAATGTAGTTATCATTTGATTCTGTAGCTGTTAATGTGAAATTAGAAGCTGTAGCACCATCAACTAAATTAAACTCATAAGATAGTGAATAGTCTGCTACTGGATAATCATCTGATAAATCTTCTCTTTTCCATGCCCAAAAGTCTCCTAACTGAAGCTCAGTAGGAACTTGGGATGGATAATTTGTTGAATCAAATTTGTTGCTCAAGCAAAAACCTCATAAATGTTTTAGATATATCTAATATCACACTATGGTTTTCTGCTAAAAAGTCAACACATAAGCAAAGAAAAGTCAAATTACTTCCAAGAAGTAGCAAAATTACCTCTATTTATGCCTTTTTGTGGCTTATTTTGCTTACTTTCCTTGGGTTTTGTTTGTTTTGTAAGTATTTTTTCTTCTATTGAATCAAAATTTGGATTTAAAATGTAAATAGCAGCAAAATTGTATACTAAAGTATCTAAAGCCTCATTTCTTGGTCTCACCTGCTTCCAAATGAGTGATTTACGACCTCTAACAAACTTTGTTACTCTTTTTTCTGCTGTAAGCTGTTTAAAATACTCTTCATCAAGATCTGAGCAAAAATGCAAGGTAGTTAGCTCATTTTCAGCAGCTAAACGAGCAAAAATAGCCTCTTTTGCTGAATCTGTACCAATTCCGTACAAAACAGCCTTATTTTTACCTACAAATGTAGGTCTATTTGCTATTGGCTTACCTGCTGTTGATAAACCCTTAACAGCAAAGATTCTTCTAGCCTGTCTAGGTTTAGTAAACTGATAAACCATATTAGTATGATGTCCACCTGAGTCAATAGTACAACAAGATATAGGTATTAATCTTTCAGACTCAGTTTTAAATCTTTTCTTTAAGTAAGAATCTAGGTCTGACCAAACATTCATAGCATTAGGATCACCCCAAAATATCTTGTAATCACAAACCCATGCTTCGTAATTCTTACCCCAACCTACTAACTGAAGCTCTAGTCGGTCTTTTTGGGTATCAACTCCAGCAGTTAGAACTAATACATCTTCAGGTATGTTCGTATAATCATAGTTAAGCCTTCTTTCAAGCAAAGTTTCATATTCAACTGCTTCACCCTGTTCTTCCCATGATTCACCAAGAGCAGTGTTAATCCAAGTTTTTAACATCTCAGGATTCTTTTTAGCTTCAAGAAATGATTTAGCCATATCAGCCCATGTAGACCAAACAGAATAAAGTTCTGATATATGAAATCCTGCTGTATCTGTTTTAGGTTCTGAAGCTATCCACTCACCATGTTTTAACATCCACTGCTTTTTAGACTCATCAATAACTGAGCCGCAATGCTCGCAAGCATAAGATGCTGTTTCAGGCTTGTTTTCATCCCAAACCACATTTTTCCACTTTAAAACTTGTTTTTCATTACATTCAGGGCAAGGAACATGGTAATAACGCTTATCTGACTCTTCAAAAGCGGTTTCTATTCTTGATAATCCTTTTATTGTAGGTGTAGAACACATATATATCTTTTTATTCCAAAATGTAGTTGTTCTTTTGGTTGCAAGTGATATAGGATCACCTTCAGCACCAGCAGATGCTTCGTAGCGGTCTACTTCATCAGCCAAGACAATTCTTATAGGTCGTGAAGCTAGCCCTGAAGCGGAATTAGAGCCGACTATGTTTAAGTTACCACCTGCAAATTTCTTAGATAATACTGTATTACCACTGTCTCTACTTCTAGGGTCTTTAACACAATCTCTTATCTTCTCAGAATCTCTAATCATGGTAGCAAGTCTATCTTTACTAAATGCTTGAGACATAGCCAAGGTGGGCTGCATAATTAACATTGGTGCTGGGTCTTGATCTATATAGTAACCAATAACATTAAGAAGTATCTCTGTTGCACCAACTTGAGCAGATTTCATGAATATAATTCTTTGTATGTCAGGATCATTGAAGGCATCCATTATCTCTCTTTGATAAGGTGCACGATCTGTACGCCAAGCTCCAGCTTCTGCTGAAGATTCAGGAGATAATCGTCTGTAGTTATCAGCCCAATCGCTAATCTTCAGATTCGGTGGTGGAGTCCATACCTGATTTGTCTCCTGTATCACCTTTTCTATATTTTTGAGGTATTCCATCTTGAGCTAACTCGTTTAGTGCTTCATGCACTTGTTCTTTTATTATTAATTCTGCTTCTGCATACTTGTCTACTGTAATCATCTGATGTGCAATTCTTGAAGGTAATCCTAATAGCTTTGCTCTTGCATTAGCAACATAGTCAATCCAAGTCTCTTGCACAAGTTCTGATGGTATTAATTTAGCTTCCATCTCTTCCACTTCAAGCTCAGCCTTTCTAGCTTGAGCAGCAGTAAGTTTTGTTTTCTCTTCTGCTATATCACCAGTACCATCTTTTCTAGTATATCTAGCAGCCTTTCTTATATGATTTATATACTGCACCCTGCAAACATCTATGTTTACAGGTGATCTGCCTGTACCAATAGTAAATATACCCTTACCTATTAAGTCGCTTATAGACTGAGGGGAAAGGTCAAGATGTTCTGCTAGTTCTTTTCTTGTAGCCAAGTTTTTATAGTGATTTCGTAATACTCATAAGTATAAATATACTTGATTCAAAGCTCAATTACAAAGATGGTTTTATATTATAAATACGGATGATAGTACAGCCCTGTCGCTACAAAAAGAATGGGGTGCTGCAACCTG